TTGTTCTTACTGGCAGCAGCAACCTCGCTGATGTCAACGATGGGCAGGTAGTCACCAGCCGCTGGTGCAGTCAGTGCTGTCAGGTCCGAAATCTTACGGTCAGCCATTGCTGGAGCAGTGCTTTATGGCCTACTCTACTGCTTCTGGGATTTCAGGCGCCATAAAGCTGCCGTCTGCATATGCCCAGCCAATACCTGCGCCATCCTGCAATGGAACCAGATCGCAACCTTCAGGTGGCTGCCATGATGCCTCACCATCCCAGACGGTGACATTGATGACGATGCCGTTTTCGACGATTGCGTAATTCATAGTCATCACCAGATGTAGACGATGCAGAGGCCAGCACCGCCAGCACCACTGGCAACTGCCGTTTGATTAGAACCACCGCCGCCGCCGCCCGGTACGGATGCAGCCGTGGCGGTGTTGGACGTGGCGCCATCACCGCCGTTCAGGCTGTCGCCACCTGCGCGTTGGGTGGCAGAACCGCCAACAGAAGCAGCGCCACCACCGCCGCCACCCCAGAAAGCAGCCGGGCCATTGCTTGTGCCGCTAGCGCCACCGGCGCCGCCGTAATCACCTGTATCCCCTGCATTGCCGCCGGTCAATGTAGAGCCGTGGCCAGCGCCACCTGTGCTGCTAGATCCAGCAGCCAGGCTGCCGCCGCCGCCGCCGCCAGTAGCAATAAGTGTGCCTCCCACATTGGTGCGGCTACCACCAGCACCACCGTAAGCAGTCATCAAGCTGCCGAAGCTACTGGTGCCGCCGACGTTGCCGTTGGCATCAGTCGTGGATCCAATCGCTGCACCACCAGCGCCAAGCACAACTGCCGCTGAAGCGGGCAGATCCGACAACTGGAATAACCGCTGCACGCAAGCGCCACCGCCACCGCCGCCACCGGCTGAACCTAGGAATCGCGCACCACTGCCACCGCCACCCCATAGCGTGATCAATGCAATGGTGCCAGTGCTGGGCTTCACCCAAGTGTCGCTGGTCGTGAACACCTGCTTGGTGGAGTTGGGCGGAATTGCACCCCAACTTGCGACAGTGCCGTTGGTGGTGAGGTACTTACCGCTTTGACCAGTCTGTGATGGAAGCGTGCCATCGAAGGCAATAGTGCTGCCAGTGATTGTGCCAAGTGTGATCCATGCATTATTGGCAGCGTTGCGCTTTTTCCAGATTGGGTTGGCGCCGCTGGTATCAATCCAGTCCATGAACGCCACCGTGACGGTTGGCGCGGTGCCGCCGCTGTTAGCCGAAAACAGTGCGGCCAGGTTGCTGTTGATGTCAGCGCGGACCGTCGGGAACGTGTCGTTCTGAACGGTCTGATCAGCTTGCGCCATTAGACGATCTCTCTGCCGTAGCCAGTAGCAGTGTAATCGCAACTGCGAGTCACGCCTGCATTGGCACTGTTGTAGAAGTTTACAGTGAAGCCGGTGCGGCTGGTGGCGGTGACCGTGTAGTAGTCACCAGTTGCCATGTTCGACGGGCTGATCACGATGTTCGGCGTCTGATAAAACGCCTGGGCAAACGTGACGGTGTAGGTGTTGGCACCAGTCCGGTTGCCCGACTCAACCCGCTGCTGCAGTTCAGCCGTTGCGCCAAGGTCTGAAATTGCCAAGCCGACCAAGTTGCTTTCGGTGGCGCCGATCACCCTGACTTGGATAGCGCGTGCCCGGACCACGGCATTGACAAACTCGTTCCATGGTCCCCACGTTGGCGTGCCGGCTGGGTTGTCGTTTGTTGTGCGGACGTAGGTGACGCAGTTGACCTGATCAAGGTCGCTGCCATCGAAGTTGCCAGGCTGGTCGTCAAACAAACCCGTGACGCTATCAAAGTTGATTGATGTGCTGACCGGATAGCTAATGATCCGGCGGCGGAGGTTGATGTCATAAACCTGCGTCAGGTCCAGCGTGTCCTTGTAGACGTAGGTACCAGTCAGCGCAGTCGCTGGATCTAGGTACAGCGCAACCTTGCCAGCGTCGTAGATGAAGTTGGTTTTGGTGCCATCAAACTTGGGCACCAGATTTTGCTCTTCCCAGACCTTCACGCTCAGGCGTGGCTGCGGCGTGGGCAATGCTGCATGGATGCCAACCGGCACCAGCGACCGCACGCCGGACTGATCGCGGAAGGCGACGAAATAAGTGCCAGCCAGCAGCGGCACCTGTTTCTGGGTTTGGTTGCCAGCCGCTGCCTGCACGATGGCGTTACTGGTTGACCACTCCGCTGCTGGCATGTCACGCGGGTCATGGCGAATCAAAACCTCACCGCCAATCAGCACATCGAGGTCGGTTGCTAGATCCCACTGGATAATGGCGGTGCTTTCATTGATGGGCACCAAGCTGACGCCGGTCGGGTTAGCAGGTGGTGCGCCAACGCCCGTCACCGAGAACATCATCTCAGCCGGTGCGCTGCTGATCACCTGCGTGGAGCTGATTGCATACACCTCCACTTGGTAGTTACCAGTTGTGACATCCTCGATCTCGTACAGCGGGCCGTATTGGCGCACCTCTGTCCAGTTGCCAAATTCAGCACGCCACCGAATTTTGTATTCATTGACGCCACGGACACCCTTCCATGTGAGTGCCAGCTTGGTAGTAACCCGACCATTGAGCGGATACAGAATCTCGGTGCCGGTCAAGTCCTGCGGTGTTGCAGGTGGCACGTTCAGGTTGGTGATGTCGCGGGCTTCAAGTGGTGCGCCACGCTCCACATAGTCGTATTTGCTGCTGTTGTAGCTGACGGCTGTGATCGAATAGTTGATGCCCTCTTCTTCTTGGATGCCCAGCACCTTCCATTGCGTTGGCTGGATGTCGCTGGTTTCAACCATCCACACGCCACCATTTTGTGGTGCCATGCTGAAAGGCGGCGTGACTGTGTACACACCAGCAGTCAGGTCTGTAATGGTGCGCGATTCAACGATGCCATCGTCTAGCACCACGCTCAAGGTGCCGGTGCTGGGCAGGTCAGTTGCATTGTCAACCGTAACGGTGGATGCGGTTCCGCTGCTGATGCGGCCAGCACGGCGAGCGCCAGACTTAACAGGATCGGCAATGTTGATGACAGCGCCAGGGCGAACGATGATGCCGTTCTCTAGGCTGGTGGTGAAGCTGCATACTTCTGTCTCATAGCGTTCGGAGTAAAGAATCCACTCGCCCACGCGATGCGCTTGTGACCGGCTGGTGGTGGCAAATGCCGTCACCTCTTTAGTCACTACGCCATAACGGGCGATGCCTTCAGGATCTTCCACCACTTCCCGGTCAATGTCGCCTAGCTCCAAATTGAGCCAGCCAACAACGACAACAGTTGAACGGGTCTTCAGGCTGCTGGATTCGTAGGTGAAGCCGTCTTCACTGACATTGGCAAGGGTGAATAGCGCAACCGGATCTGCTGCCCGGTCTTGCATCATGCTCAGCGATCCAGCCGCCCAGTAAGGCATGGCGCGGAACACTGAACACATATCGTTGATGAGCTTATAGGCCTCTTCTTGCGTTTGGATGTTGACATTGCAGCTAAACCGTGGCTCGCTGATTGGATCATTTAGGCCAGTCGATACCAGTTCAGCGCAATACTTACTAGCTTGAAAAAATGCCCACCGGTCTAATGTGTTGGCCTGGATGTGATCACCCAATCCGTAGCGCCTGCTGGTGAGCAAATCCCACAGAATCCAAGCGGGGTCGCTGGTCCATGCTGCAGCGCCGAAAGTGCCATTCCAAATTCCGGAATAGGTCAACCTGCCGGTTTCCAGGTCAACGGTTGCATTGCTCGGAATAGCAACCTTGATGCCACGGATTTTGTAGGCGCGTTGCGGGATGTTGCTGAACTGCTCAGCGTCAATCCGTGTGGCAACGTAGGCAGTGTTCGGGTACTTCAGCTTTTTATAGATCAGCTCGGTGTAACTAGACCAAGTAAACGCGTTTGCTTCTTTGACACTGGTCGGCTCTGCTGATGTGCGGCTAACGCGGATGTCAACCGGAAACGCGCCAGCAATGTCAACGATGTAATCGCGTTGATACAAATCAGACGTGCGGCCGGAAATGGTGTCGCTAATAACTGTTGTGTAGCTGCCGCCAAAGTAGCGAATTGCAATAGCTAGAGACAATGACGAGCCAACAATGTCGCCGTTGTCCAGCACTTTTTGCAACGACGGCACGCTTATTGTTAATCGAACGGCGTTTACGTTGGTATCGTTGATGGTCTTAACAACAGGCGTTGCAAGAACTACGGATTGATTGACCGAAATTTCTTCTTCAACGGCATCAAAACCGCGCACATAGGCTTGGCTTTGCGTACCAAATTTGGTCACAACAGTAAGGTTTTTAAAGTTAAAATCTGCGTCCTGCGGGTTTTCATTGTCGGCGGAAACGTTAAGCAGTTGCGTTTTGTTAAAATAAATATCCTTCATCGACGCATTCATGTATTGCGTCGTTCCTTGTGTTAGCCCCAGGCGTGATGGCGTGGCAAAGCCTTCGATTTCACCTTCACTAAGGATTTCGACGATTTTGGCGTAGGCCGTTGAGTCGAGATTGTCTTTGGCTTCTGTGGACTTACGAAAGGCTCCGCCGCCTTTACCCTTGCCACCGCCGCCAGCGCCGTAAATGCTCATCCGATTGACACCTGCACAATGTCAGCGCCAGCGCTAACGACAATGCCGCCAACCAACATCTCGCCATAAACCACGGGCACCGGCACACCAGCCCGCGTGGTGTTCTGGATGCCGCTAAAGCTGAAACTTTTCTTGGGGTCGCCTTCGTCTTGGTCGGTTGGGGGTGTAGGGGTTAACGCCTCTGAAATGCCGCCTAAAAGCAAATTGGCGCCAACAAGCAAAAGAGCTTTACTGCCGAAAGCGCCGGCAAGCGTGGCGCCCGCAAAAGCGCCGGCACCAAAGCTTACAAAGGACACGGCAATTAAAGCAATACCCAATAAGATCCGACCGATTGCGCCAGCGCCAGCCATCACGGGGACAATCTGGATCTCGCGGCCCATTGGGTTGTCAATGTTATCCAGCGTTAGATCTTCGCCAGCGGTGTGGACGCGGTAATACTGCTGCGCCATGTGGCCTTCAAGCTCAGGCCAGTTGGTCACTAGAAAACGGACGGCTTCAGCGGCAGTGGCAACATCTGCCTCTAGCACCCGATGGCCGACAAACTTAGCGAGGGCGCCGTACAGCTTGATTTTACGCAGCATGACGCAACCTCCTTCCCACACATTTTAGGGCCCAACCTCCAAGGATATCCCTAGATGACAACCGTCCCTGCAGATGGTGAAGCATCATCTGATCACCCAGGTAGATGGCGCAATGGTTCAGGCCAGGGCTGCTGATGCTCATGAACAGCAGGTCGCCTTTTTCTAGTTCTTCATCAGGCAGCAACTCGCGGAAGCCTGTCGCTTTCCAGCGATCATCAAAATACGGTTTGGCTTGAAAGTCTTCCGGGTTGGTGCAGCGTTCCCAGTCGCGTAGCTTGATGCCCTGCTCGGCGTACCAGTCACGCGCCAGTGTCCAGCAGTCATGCACCGCCCACACCCATTCGCGGCCAATCAATGGCGCCTTATAACCGCATGGCTTGCATTCGCCCCAGGTTTCTAGGTTGGGGTTGACGATGTACCAAGGCAAACCGCTGGCTTCACATGCGGCGCGGTCTGCTGGTGATGGATGCGGCGGTGTGCTTGGGTGGCTGTGGACAATAGCCAACACCTCGCCTTGATCCTCGGTTGCGGCGTAATCCTCGGTTGACAGCACAAACATCTGATCTGGTGCTGCCGCTTGATTGCGGCATGGGATGTAGTGCTCGCGGCCTTTGATGACCACCAGCAACCCACAGGCCTCGCGGGGTTGTTCCGCTTTGGCGTGATCCAATGCTGCGTCGCGCCAGGTCATTGTCATCCGCTGACTGTACCAACGCCAGGGAAGCCACCAAACGGTAGTTCAGCATTCTGCCCGAATCGCAGGTGGCAGCTATTTAGTCGCTTGCCGCATACGTCACCAGATGCACTCAGCACCGACTGGTCTGCAGCATCGAAATAATTGGTGCCGGTGTAGCCGCATTCAGCGGAGCGGTAGGTCCATGGGCATAGGTTGGCGATGCACTGCCGCTTGGGTGCTCGCACACCAGCAAGGTCAAAGCTGGCGGCAAGTTCAAATTCAACAAGGCTGCGGCCTTCGGCACTCTTGCGGTCGATGTAATAAATCTCACGCGGGAACTCGGCGCTGCCATCTTCGTTGGGATTGA